TCACACCTCTTCGACACACTCCAGCGAACGCTCGACCATGACGCTCGCCATTTCCACCATGTGCATGGAGGCGAACAGCAGATCACGTTGCGAACCGGTCAGTTCATTGCCCAGTTCGTGCGCGGTGGCCGATGCACAACGCAGGAAATCCAGTGCATGTACCAATGTCGCTTCCAGGCTGATGAAGTCGAACTTGCTGTCCTGGGCTTCCTTGGCGGGTCGCGAGACCGGCAGGTAATACGCCATGGCACGCTTGACGACGGCATTATCGAAGACCGGCGCGGTGCCGGACTGTTTTTTGGGGGGATCGGGGGTAATTTTGACCATGCTTAGCTCCTTCTATGAAGTCGCTGCCTTTTCGCTACTAAACGAAGGGCGGCAACTGTACGCGAGTTAGTAGACCGGTGAGCTAAGAACCGGCGCACCCGAAGGCGCCAAGCGCACAGTCGCCATAGCATCGGGACAACGCCTGATGAAGCGCGGCTGTGTTACGCCTTAACTCACTACGGGCTACTAAACCCGATCGCTGATATGCAGCGACGGGCGGAGAGTAGAAGCACATATCGAGGGGCGCAAGCGGTCAGGGATTCTCTCGGAAATGTCCTTCAAAAGAAAGAGATCAAGCCTGCAAAAACCGGCCTGAAAGCGTTGCAAAACATGATCTCAACACACGTGTGCAGAACCCGTTGGGAGCGGACCGGGCGACGCTTCGCTTGTCCGCGAAGACTGAACAGGCAACGCCGCATACACGTCACGGCTCAACCGCTAAAACTGATCCTCCTTCAACCGCGCAAACGGCACACTGCGATTCTGCAGCTTGCGCAGCGTCAGCTTATAAGCGCTGGACTTGATCTGACTGCCCATCGGCGTCTCCTCCAGCAAGATCCGGCCCGACGCAAAAGCGCAGCCCGTGCTCATCATCTTGTACTTGAGCAGATACAGCCCCGGGTCCATCTTGGCAAACGTGAACACCGCTCCGGCTGGCACGAACGCATGCCGAAACGCCCTGCGCCCCACCGCATCCGTGACCTTGGCATACACCGCCGACTCGCCAGCCGAATTATCCACAGTGATCTGCGACCAGCCATTGTCCTTGAGCACCGGCATGTCCTTCACATAGCCCGGCTTGTCCGGCCACGGCGCGCCCATCGGATCAAGCGCCGGCACTTCACACTCGGAGGCCGCTGCATCCACCGGCTTGGCAGGGCTGGCCGCAGGCTCCTCAACCGGCGTAGCGGGCGCTGGCTTGACCCACGTCTGCGCAACCGGCACAGGCTCGGCTGGCACATAGGCCTTGCCTGCATCCGGGTCGTAGCCCATCCATGCCCCGCCCGCACAAAACACCACAAACACCAGCGCCCAACGCCACGCGCTGCGGCGACGCTTGCCATGGGAAGATGATGCAGCGGAAGAAGAAGCCTTGGCAGTCGGGCCCGGCCGAGCCGCCCGAGAAGGCGTCACAGTGGCTGCAGCAGAAGTGGCGGCATACGCATGAACAGCCTGGCCACCCGCCGCACGCGCCTGCTTGCGACGCAGCGCGTCCATACGCGCCTTGTGCTCATCGGCGGCAAGCTGCGCGTCATACGCCGCACGCCGTGAAGGGTCCGCCAGCACATCGTGGGACGCGTTGACGACGCCCATCATGTCCGAGGCGTACGGGTCGGGATTCCTGTCCGGATGCAGCTTCTGCGCCAGCTTGCGATAAGCCCTCTTGATCTGCTCAGGAGAGGCATCGCGAGCAACACTCAGCAGCTCGTAATGCGTAGGCGTTCTCTGCATTGCACTTGCTGTCCATGGCTGACTGCCATTTTTGATACAGCTATATCGGCCAAAAAGCCCATATCTCCAGTGCAAATGCCACGCAAGCAGAGCCAGCCCACAAGAAAATGCCCGAATCCAGAGGATCCGGGCATTTCTTGAAACATCGATGAAGCTTTCGTGAGCGTCCAGACGCACATTCATGCGATTCAGACAGCCATCCTCAGCCCCACCCTGCGCAAAGCCGAAAGGCCAGACGCAACTGCAAATATCCTTCAACAACTCTTCAGTGAATGACCCGTCTGCGGCATACAACACCCCAAGTCCGGTTACGATCCATCGCGCCACTCATGAGATAGTCCTTTATCTGCCTGGCTGAAAAGCTAACGACCCATGCTGCTGACTCAGTAGCCTGGGCCGTTGAGAACAAGCCTATGCAAAGCCCTCCGCTCCCGCAACCGCCCCAAAATGCCTAGCCCCGCTCCGCGCTCTTTCATGCACCAGATAGCCATCAACGCTGGACACATCGGTTTGCGCGACCAGGTTAAAAAACCAGCGCTCCGATCTGCACAAGCTGTTCGTGCCAGCAGCAAAATCAACACCCAAAACGGCCCCGATCCGCCCCACCAAACAGACCATTCCGCCAAAACCAACAGAAACGTCCTGCACCACCACCCGCCCGTATCCGACCCGAAGCGCCAATGGTCGATTTTTTTCAACTGAATCAGACAGCTAGGCTTTACAAGCGCATCAGACTCTATATACTCGCAGCCCATTACGCCGGTATAGCTCAGTTGGTAGAGCAACTGACTTGTAATCAGTAGGTCCCGGGTTCGACTCCTGGTGCCGGCACCATATAAATCAAGGGCTTGCAGCGATGCAGGCCCTTGTTTTTTGTCCCGCACGTAACAACGCACGTAATAAGCCGTCCAGAACGACGCTTCCCAGGGCCAGCGGGCATCCTGAATTCGACCAGTAACAGGTAGTGATAGCCTCAAAAATTGAGCCTCACGAGGATGTGTGCGCACATGTCTGCCACACACCCTACACACGGGAAAAAATTTTCCGGTGCATACCTAAAAAGTGCGTCAGAAGTGTAAGTGAGATTTTTAATCTCTATAAAATCCTTCTAAATCAAAGGGTTAGAAAAAATACCTAACCGTAAGTAGACTGTCAGAAAGGCGTAAGCCCAGAACAGTTTGTGACTGTAAGTGAGCGCCTCTGTAACCTGCTGTTTTTAAAGGATATTTTTTAACACTTTCTCTCGCTTACACTTTTTGACGACTCGACTGTAAGTGAGGATCCTCAATGATTACGGGGGTTACAGGGCGTTTTCTCGCTCACTTACACCGCTTACGCGTCAGGAGGGGATATCCCGGAAAAAGGTTTTCAGTGGCCCACCTGGAAGCACCCTCAAAACCATCCTCGCCTCACATCGCTGACCGGAGAAATCATGCCGAAGCCCAGTACCCGCGCCCCTATTCCACAAATCGAGATGATCAAGAAGGGTGGTCAATGGGAGGTTCACTGGGATTATCAGGAGGGACCCGCGAGCTTGGTGCTGTTCAGCCGTGGCGAATATCTGCGCGGATACATAGATGGGGTATTGGACATGCTCCGCATCGCTCCAGAGAGGGTTTGCTGTGCGAGCGGTGTGACTGGCACCGTCAAACGGCTTGATCAGAAGCAAGCCGAGGCACTGCACAGTGCCTTAAGTCAGTTGCTGATACCGATGGTAGAAGCTGAATTCGCTCGAATAGCTCGCAACACGAGTCTTCCCCACCTTCGCAGCACCGACGCAATCGAATGCAACGTTGGAAACGTCGTTGATACGCTTGCAGCCCCCGATCCGCTTAGCCTGTAAAGGTCAGAACTGATCTAACCACCGCGCCCCTTATGCACAGTTTTGGGACCAGTGTCGATTTAGAAAATTGCCCCATTCCTTGGTTTTCCAATTTTCGAACCAGTCTGGCCGGGCTTTCGAGGATTCGCCCCTCCGGCGCGGTCCTGTCGTTCGTTGTGCAAGGCAATGACATTTTTCTTCATAACCTTGCACGCTGTGCAATTGCCGCTCTCCTGCGCAACCCCACGGCTGGCTTGGGCTGGAGTACTGCTTTCATCGCATCTGGATTTGCACAAAAAACGGACGCAGAGCCCGTCGGCGGGAGGGGGATAAGTGCATTTGCGGGTTGTTTTTTATCCAAACAGCAGTTTTGTCTCTAATACAGGGTGGACCAGGTCAGAAGAGTTGGTGGACTGCACGTGACAGCAGCCGCTACGTGTTTCTTTTCATGCGGGTTCGTGTAAATACGTGTTGATTCGTGCAAATACGTGTTGATTCGTGTTGTGCCGGCTGGGCAGGTTGAGCCAGAATGCCTCCACGAGCGATGGAGCGCCCATGGTATCCAGAGAGGGTCAAAAACCCTCAACCAGTGCCGGTACGCGCCGCGTAATCATTAGTTTGAAATAGGCAGGAGAGACTGGGTGCTGAGCGATGCAGATAGTAGACTTTCGGCTGTCATTTTTGAACTGATCAAAAAGGCGACGAACCAGCAGGTCGTTAGAGACTTTCTCCAAGAAAAGGGCGTCGCTACGTCCGGAAACTGGGAAGTACTGTATGAGAAACGTATCTTACCAGCACTGCAACAAAGCATTTTCACTATTACCGATCTGCGCGAGCTCTTGCAGACAGTTGAAGAGTACGGCCGTCAACACACTTTTTTGTATCAATGTGAAGCCGACAGGGCACAAAGCCTGATCAATCCTGCACGCGTACGTACAATTGCTCGTGAAGAAAACCTTGAAGCTCTCCTAGATACGCCGCTAGATATTAACTTCCCAGACACACCTACAATAGTTGACATACGTATATTCCATCCCGACCCTGCTTTAATTCCAGTAAGCCTCACGATTAAGATTATCGAGAAGAGGATTACAAAAGTTTTCGATTCAGAGCAAATAGATCGTGAAGCAGGGACTATTACAAAGAAATACAACTTCACTGAAAAGCGCGCAGTAAATATTGCGACATTGAATCATGAAGGGCTTTTGGAGCTCCGCATCGCCTCACAAGATAACTCAACCAAGTACACAAACTTGGTTAGGGATATGTTTATGAGAATACGTAAATTCATACCAATAGATGGCTTCGGTGCGATCTCTCTTGGCGCAGCTAAAGATAAAATATTAAAAGACAGAGTTCCACTAGCGCAAGAGTTTAGGTACAGCAATTCCACCGCAGTGAACAATCTTGGTGCAGTGCTGCAACTTTCGTCATCATCTCAAGATGATAACCTTTCGTCTGATAACGGCTCGATGGCAGCAATTGATAGCTTCTTGGCAGGTGACGGCCATGTGACGGGAGCGAACGTTTACGCTAAAATACAAGGTACAAACCCGCAACGCGAAATTCACTTGTTGCTGGGTGGCGACGTCAACGAGTTCGCGGTCCCAGGTGCATGCTCCGCAGGAGACTACTCATATGTACGCGGAAAAGTTATCTCCCTTAATACGTAGTTTTCCGCAGGATGCGGAAGCTCTACGTAGGATGGAGAAGTATCTTTGCGACTTCGAAGATCGGAGAGCTAACGATTTGCCGAGGATGCGACTTAACCCCTCTTTAATGTTCGATATCCTCCAGGCAGGGAGCAGTTCTCGTTTGTCCCGGCTAATAGCTATCCTGATTGAAGGGAAGGTTTTTCGTCGACAGGTACTGGTACGCTTCCCGTCAGGCGCTGGCTTGACGTTTGCATCATATTCAGAGCTTCCCTCTGTTGTTCGAGATCCTGTACAAGATATTGAGGTTGAAGTCACAGAAGACAATATCGAACCTTCTTATATTTTGGTGCCCAATGAGGCCTGTCGAAGTATTCGAACGATTCAACTTGATTTGGAACGACACATTGCCTCATGCAAGATTTAGGCAGATCCAGTTGATGAAAGAGCAACTTCCAAAGGAGCATTGGGAGTTAGTCGATAGCATGCTCGATGCAAAGCTGTCGAATGTGGAAGACAATCCCCAAGCTACTGTTGTGTTCCTTATTCATGGAATACAAACAGACGGTGCTTGGCACAATCTAGTGGAAAAAGAACTTGGCTCCTTGCCGCATACTAATGTTGAGGGACTTGGATACGATTTCGTTTCTGGACTTCAACTCGCATCCCCGGTCCGTGGAACGCCCATCCACAAAATAGCGCAGTCCATTCGAGAGGCTAAGTCCTTAGAACCTAATGCTCAGTTTATGGTTATCGCCCACAGCTTTGGCAGTTATATTCTAAGTCGAATCCTAGCTACATCTACGGACATCCGTTTTAGAAGAATCATTCTTTGCGGTTGTATTATCCCTACCAATTACCCTTGGGGACTATACACCAAAGAAATGGAAAAGCGGTCCATACTCAACGATGTAGGAACCCGAGACTTTTATCCGATCCTCGCAACTGTCGCGAGTTTTGGTTACGGTAGCTCAGGCAGAAAAGGCTTTCAAGTACCATACGTTAAAGACCGTTACTTCGACTATGCTCATAGTGACTTCTTCGAATCACAAAATAATCACATTGCAAAATATTGGAAGCCATTTATCGCTAACGGCGATATTGTGGAGTCTGAGTGGGACCAAAAAAAGCCGAAGCTGACAAATACAATAAACATGCTAACGCACCCATGGATTGGGCGTTCCTTATTTTATACCGTCATTATTGGCGCAGTAGCCGCTTATTGCGTCTGGTAAGCTTTAATCACCTACAGTGTCACAGACTTCAACAGCGTTGCTAAGGCCATAGACTTCGTCGCATCCGCAGTGAAAGAAGCTGCGTTCCCAGGTACCGGCGTCGGCCCATGGGTATGTGCAGCGAGCTGGGTGTTCATGTCCTGAACCAGATCGAGCAGGTCACACACGACCTGAAAGATGTTCACATCGCCCGATCCAACCCAGTTTTTCGGAGCCTGCAAACGCTGGCTCTTACTGGTGATGCTTTCACGCAGCCCCTGAATCCGTTCGTGCATGTCGCCACCCACCGTGGCGTTGTGCTTCTGTCCAACCACCAGGTTCAGGTCACGACCGGTTGCTTGGTGCAGGTCGTCCACAGCCGCCAGACTTGCAGATCCGCCTGACAGCAGCTTAAGTGCGCCCAAGGCCTCGATCTTCTTCACCCCACCCACTGACTCGGTCGAATGGTCATCCACCGTTCTGGTGTGGCTCTGGAAGCTTTCGGTGTTCGTCATGGCATCGACTTCGCGCTCGATCGCCAGGTCCTGGATCTTGCCGTCAGTCTTGCGCAACCAGTTGCCATCCGCGTCGACGCGCTGCTGCACGGCGTCACTGTGCTGCCACACCTGGTCACCCTTGGGTACCTTCGGTAATGTCAAACCATGCGGCAGGATCGTTTGAATGTAAGGCTTATGCGGCAGGCCGTAGGCGAAACAAACCACTACGCTGGTGCCCTCCTCCGGAAAGGCGAAGAACCCCATTTCATCCCCACCCACTGGCATAGGCAGCGGCACACCGGCCAATACCGGCAACGTCGTGTCGATCTCGCCGTCTGGCCCCATCACCTGCAGGTCGACCGAGAAGCGCGGTCGGAAGTCGTCACACAGACCGGCGCTGGCCGGCGCATCCGCCACGGCTACGACCTTGGCGAAGCGCGGCAAGTGATAGCCACCAGTGAGTTCAGGAAATTGCCGCTCTACGCTGCGCTTGATTGCGTCGTCCATTTGATAGCCATCTGCGTGCCGGCCAGCGTCACGTTCGTGATCCGCTCGCCCTGGTTGATTGATACGCCTGGTCGCAGGCCCGGTAAGGCCGCGATCATTGCGCTCTGGCTGCCCTGGTAACCGTCGAAAAGGTTCACCGGCAACTGCAACGGCGACCGAGCGCCGAAGAAACTGTCAGCCCAGGCACCGACGTAGATCTCGCCGTCACCCTGTTGCTGCCACATAAAGTCCTTGATGCCGAACACCCGCGCCATGCTGTCCAGTGCCTGGTAACCAGCGGCCAGGTTGTAGAAGAACGGCGTCTTGACGCGTGTGTAGGCCTGATCCGGAACTCGGAAACGCAGGCCGGTCTTGCTGCCGATATCGGCCAGTACCGCGCGCAGATCTACATGGCGCAGGTTCATGGGCAACGGGTTGGCCAGCACCGCAGCTAACTCGCGGCACAGCACCACCTGCTCGATGCCGTTGGTGGCAGTGCAGCGCTCGACATAGCCAATGAAATGACGCTGCAGGACCGCTTCGTTGTAGCCGATATCGAATGTGACCAAACCTTTGACGGTGGCACCTGCCTTGATCGTGAACGTGGCGCGTCCCGGACTCTTGAGATCCAGACGAACATCGTCATTGATCAGCGGCATGGTCACGCCGCCGATCGTCAGCACCTTGTGCAGCTTCATGCTCATGGCGTGCCGCCCAGGTAGGTGTCCACTTTCTTGAGCACGGCCTCAAAACCGGTCAGCTCTTCGGGTGTGCCCGATCCGCTGCCAGCAACACCATCACCTGGTGCTGACTGCGACGTTACGCCGTTGCCGGCACGCCGGTTCTCAACCTTCTCCGGGTTGGATAGCTTTTCGCTCAGGGTGAACTGGACGATCCACTGAGCCAGTGTGTCGTCTTCACGGGCGCTGACCCCGTCAGAGAACGTCACCTGCCGGATCCCGAAGGCCTTGGCCGTGTCGTTCACGATGCGGTAGGTCTGGAGCTGGCCACCGCCTGCAGTCGCCTCGGCCAGGCGCATGATAGTGCGCAGGTCCTCAAGGGCCTTGTAGGGGATTGTCAGCGCGACGGTCAGCGTCTTGGGTTTGAACCCCTTGTGCGATTTGTCGGTAGCCGATGTCTGGCCGCCCAGCTCGTCGGCCTCGATCTTGAGGTTGGCCGTCAGCTTCATGCGGTGGCCGACGATCTGCTCGCCATTGAGTAGCAGCGTCATAGGCCCACCAGTTCCTGGACAAAGCTCAGACTCTCCGCAGATCCGACCAACAATGCGCCGGCACACAGCGGCCATTCATGACCAGGTGCTTCGCCTTCGAGCAGTTCGCGGCGCAGCTGGCCCAGGTCACCCGGTCCCAGCATCCTGGACTGTATCGATACGTCGTCGGCACTGTTGGTGAACTGGGCTTTCAGATCGGCCAGCTGCTGCTCGCGCTCTTGTACCTGCGCCTTCTTTCGCGCCTGCAGATCTGCAAGGTCCGCCATGAGCGAGCTGTCGGCGGCATAGCCTTCGAGTACCGCCAGTTGTCCGGCCATAGACTGGCTGGCCAGCTTGGTGATCGGGCAGCGCTGCAGCGGCAACTGGCTCCAGAGCGGCATTTTCCCGGCGATCGGCATGATCCATTTTTCCACTTCCAGCTTGGCCAGGTGTTCGGCACGGCGCTCGGCGCGCACCAGGTCAGGCATAGGCAACACCACGTTGAACCGCCCCAGCGTCGCGGCGAGCTGGTCCAGGCGCGTGGCGAGGAATATCAGTACCAGGGCGCTCTGCTGACCTTGGGGCCGCACAGCGTCAGTGGTATCCGTGAGCTTGTCAGCCAGCAGCTGCAGCAGGTTGGGCGCAGACAAAAAGCGCTGATGGCCACCGCTGCCCTGCCCTACACCGTGCTGAAACGGCGTCACCACGATGCACGACGGGACGTTCTCAAACTGCGCCACCAACGCATCACGTCCTGCGCTGATCGCCAACTTCGCGGCACCCGCAATCAGGCCAGGGCTGGTCTTGGCGATATCGGCCAGCATCGAGACGCGCTGGCCGGTGATTGCCATTTCGCTCTGGATCAGGTCGCGGGCACCTGCCATCTGATCCATCCACTGCGTGGCCTGCACCGGCCATTGCAGTTTGATCGGTGCCCATTCATTCGCCATCGAGCACGACCGCTTCGATCCAGTCCGGTGTAACCGGCTGCGTGGTTTCCTTTGGGTAGCCAGACACCTGCGGCCATTCACGCACTGCCTGCCGCCAGGTCAGCAATTGGGTGAACTGCTCGGGTGTGATCGGCAGTTCACCGCCCAGATCGCGAGCATCGCGGTACTGCGATACCAAGTTGTCCGAGACTTTCAAACGCAGCTCCACCCAGAGCTTTGCCAGCAACGCCGGGTCGGCCTGAACAACGATGTCCTCGGCGTACTCGGTAGCGTGGCCACCTGCGTCCAGATAGTCGACAACAGCCTGGTAAAGCGGCGGGTTGTAGTCCTGGGTAACATGACAACGGTTGCCAGCAACGGTTATCACGAACGAGCCATCGTTTTTAGTGGCCACCTCGGAGAAGGACACGCCCAAAGCCACTGGCTCTTCGGGAGCCACGAAAATCGGCGGCAGGACCTCTTCAGGGGTTTTAAGTGTCACGTCTGTCATGCTGCGTACCTCCAGGCGAAACCGTAAATGGTGCTTCCGCCGCTGAATGAAATAATGGTGCCGCCGGCTGCCTGGCCACTTCGACCAACCACACCTGCACCACCTGAGTAGTAATGCATCAGCGAGTAACACCAGGTGCCGCCTGCTGGCAGTCGTACTTCGGTCGCGGTGATGGATACAGCCAGAAAGTTGTTGTTGTCTGGGCGGTAGAAGTTCTGCTCGCCCCACAGCAGGCCGAGGTCACTGGCATCCACTTGCGCCCGAACGCCTGCGCCGTTGGTTGCCCATCCCAAACGCAACTGGTTAGTGGCCTGGTTGGCTCCACCGCCTTGCTGCACAGGGGTAAAGCCGAGGCGGTTCTGCAGGTAGTGAACGGCCCCGTTTGAGGCACGGCGAAAGTATGGAAACTCCGGGTTGTCACTGGCAAAACCCGCTGTGGTGATCGAGTCAGCAGCAACCCGTGCGGAGACCAACGCATTGACCTGGGTAACGGTGTAACAGTCAGTGATGCCATAGCCGGCGATCGAGTTGGACTTATTGGCCTTTTCGTTGGGATTGAACGACTGCTCCGTCCAGATCCGGCCCATGTCTGTGGCGTCGACCGTCAATTTCAGTCCAACGTCCGACCAGCCGATATACACCTTGTTGGTCTTCTGGCCGGCACCGCCGCCCTGCTGCAAGGGCGTGTAGCCGATCTGCGGCTGCAGGTAATACACCTTGTCATCCGAACTACGGCGGAAGTACGGGTAGTCAGTGTTGTTGCTGGCAAAACCTGCGTGGATAATCGAGTCCGCCAGTACCCGCCTGCCCACCAGGTCGTTTACCTGCGTGGTGGTGTAGGCATCGGTGATGCCGTAGCCGGCCAGCGTTGTGGCTTTGTTGGCCTTCTCATTGGGATTGAAGCTGGTGTCCGTCCAGATCCTGCCCCCGTCGGAGCCGTCGACACTCACTTTGACCCTGTCTCCGGTCCAGCCGATGTTGATTCGGTTGCCCAGCATCCCTGGGGCACCGCCTTGCTTCACGAAACTGCTGTTCGCGTCATCCTTGCTGTACGCGTCGGTGATGCCATAGCCGGCCAGCGTCGTGGGATTCCCGCCGCTGGTAACCAAGCCTTTCAAATTGACGGCTACTCGCGTGTACGTACCTGCCGCAACGCCGCTATCGGCCAGGGTCAGGGTGATATTGGTGTCACCCGCACCGTCATAAGTCCCGATGCCACTGGCCGCGCCGTTGAATCGAATGGCACGCGCCGTGGCCAGGCGTGCGGCCCTGCCAACGACGGTAGAGCCATCGACGATCGATGCGATCACTTGATTGACTGCCGCACGCACAGCATTGACCATTCTGGTGGTGGCCAGCACCACGCCGCTGTTGCTGTTTGGATCGTCGCTGATCGCGTTCGGCACATTGCTCAGCCCGACGTCTTCCTTGGTCGTGGCACGGGCGCGCAGATCTGGATAGTCACCAACCCGCGCTGCGAAGTACTTCACCAGCTCGCTGTCGATCGCCTCGATCGGGCGCAGGTCGACCAGGCTGCTGGTACCGGTGATGTCGGCCAACGGCACCAGGTAGTGCCTGGCCGAGGCGCTGTCGGTGTAGTCGACCTTCGCTTCCTGGCCGAACACAACCTTGAATGAGGCCACGACGTCGCTCAGCTCGCGCTGCAGCACCACATCCAGCCAGGCTTTGGTCGGCACTGCCGGCACGGTCACAGGTAGTACGGTATCGAGCTGCAGACGAACGCCTTCGACATAAGCCACGCCCGGATTGAGCTGGTAGGCATTGCCCACCTTCTGCAGCTGCAGGCCTGCGCCGAAAAAGCAGGCGCGCCCGAACATGTCCCGGTTGCTGATGCGTTCACGCTCATCGATGCCTTTCATGCGCGCGGTGTAATCGAACTGCCAGGTACTGGCGTCGATCTTGATGCCCGTCAGTTGCTGGGCACCGTCGAACACCACCAGGAAGTTGCGCGTGACGTTGTTGCCGATCTGGTCGGGCAGGATGTTTTTGCGCTTCTGTTGCACCGGCACGTAAGCGACCGACAGCAGCACGTCGTCGCTGGTCTCCATGCCGATCCAGTTCCAGTCGAAGTCGCCGATATCGGTGCCCATCAGCAGGCTGTACACCACCTGGTTAGGGTTCACGTAACCCTGCTGGGTGATGTTTGCGGTGTAGACGATCTGGGCCGCTGGCGGCTTCACGCCGGCGCGATTGACCGGGCCGCTCACGTTGAGGCCTGGCACGTTGGCCAGCACGAAGCGGGCCACGGTCAGCGGCAGGTTGGCCGCTTGTTTCTGGGCGATCAGTTTCTCGCCGGCGAGGGTGATACTTGCAGCCATGAGGGCTCCTAAAGGCTGGCGACCAGCGTTTGCTGATCGTCATTGAAATCCACCAGGGCAACAGCAAGCCGCACCGGGGTGATAGTTACGAAGTCATACCGGCGGCAGGTGCGCCCGTACTGACGGATCAGCACACGCAACAGGTCGGGGTTCTCGGACAGTTGGGAATCGCTCAGGGTGAGCAACACGACGTCCCAGTCGCGTTCGGGCATACGTTCCTGGATCTCGACGTAGCCGACGCCCAAGCGCTCCAGGATGCGTTTCAAACCGGCAGTGCTGCCGGCGTCCACGGAGTTGATAAAGGCGTACTTGACTCGCAACCGGAACAGGCTTTCCGGCTCGGCGAGGAACCGCGTGACGTCACGCTGCCAGGCCCACAGTTCCAAAATGGACAGGTGGCAGGTGTCGGCGTCGAACTGCAGGTACGGCCAGCGCAGCCATTCGGTGGCCTGTTCCCACCAAAGCTGGGCGGTGGCCACCAGCTTGGTCAGCTCCAGCCCTTCAAGCCAGAACGGCAGCTTGAGCTTGATCATTGCAGGACCACCGCCAGGCTCTGGATTCGGGGGATGGTCAGCGCGGACACGATGTCGGCATTGGCGAACCGCAACGAACTGATATCCGGAAACTGGACGTGCAGCTCTTCGGTCAGACGGCTGAAACTGAAACGCGACTGAGGAAACGTGCGGGTCGGTGCGTAGTCGCTCTGGGTGCTTTCACGGAACGCAGCGCGGATGAACAGCCCGACTTCGCTCTGCAGCGTCTGCAGCTGCAGCGCCGTCAGATTGGCCACCGGCCAGACGTTGACGCTGATCGCGTGACGCGTTTCGGGTATGGCCATGGCCAGCAGATCGTCACCGTGGCCATGGTTGCCGCCGTCGCGGATATGCGTGTTGATCTGCTCAAGGAAGGCATCGGCGGGCACGCCAGCGTCGAACAGTACATACGCATTGGCGCTGCCTGGTCCACGCGGCGCGCCGTGTTCAAAATACACACCGTCAGCAGCAACCCCAGGAAAACCGGTGATGATCGCCCGGTACACCGCATCGGTGTGCCATTGGTTGACCGCCGAAAACTGGTTGCGCACGCGCAGACGCAACTGGTCGTCATGCTCGGAATCCGCGCCAGGCGTCTGCAGCCAGTCGGTATTGTTCACCACCTGGACAACGCCCGGTACCGACTGAGGCAGCACGGCGTAATAACCCGGTGCCAGGTTGTAGCCGCTGCCCGCTCCAACGGCCTTTACCGGTACGACCAGCTGACTCTGGCCCTCTTCAAAGCTGCGTGGTTCAGTGGTCACCAACTGGTAGATATGACCGTTGAGGGTCGGTGACTGAACGACAGTGCCGATCGGCACTTCCAGCTCGCCACCGGTATTGGCGCGGGTAAAGAGCAGTTCACCAACGGCCACAGTCGCGGCCTTGCGCTCGATGTTCACCGCCCAGGCCAGCATGTCCAGCCACTGCGCGCCGGCAGTCTTGACGAAGAAATTCGGTAGCACCGTACCGCTGACGAACTCCACCAGCCACAGCAGGGGCTTGGTGACCAGCGCCGTGATGATCCGCCAAAACGGACTGTACGCGCTGGTATTAGTCAGCGTGCTGCCCTGCTCGACGGCCAGCTTTTCCCAAGCCTGTTTGAGCTGCGCCTCAGTGGTCGGAATGCCGGAATCACCCAGCGCCTTTTTGAAGTCGACGGTCATAGGGTGATCTCCACCTGGCCGAACTTCACGGTGGTAGCGGTGACCAGGTACACACCCGGCTGGGTCTGCTCGATCTGCGCCGTGCCTGGTACCAGGCGCTCGTCATCTTCGACGAGCAGCTCCATCTGCTGAATGCAGTCACGCTGACGCAACCGGTCGCGCTCGGCCACCAGGGTGATCAGCAGGCCGCTTTCGCGGATCAGGTGCGCGATGTCCTGGGCGATCGAGGCGCGGTCATCTACCAGCAGGGGCTGGCGGGCCGGATCGAGCACCAGGTCATTGTTCATGATCAACAGATCGACGTATTCGCTCATCAGCCGCCCACCGCCATGGCCATCATGTTTTCCAGCTCCAGCGGGGTCATCTGCTTGGAAGTATTGATGTTCACGGTCTCGACGTGGGTGCCGGGGCGCTGGTTGGGGTTCATGGCGTTGCTCTGGTTCTGGAAGCTTTGCATCAGTCCTCCTTTCGGGACGGCCTGCGGTTTGGTGGGGCTGATCGACGTATTGGCGTTGATCGCCTTGCGGGCTTCGATGCCTTTGTCCGATTTGGCGGGCAGCTCGATGACCTTCTCGACGCGCTCTGGCAGTGCCGTTTTGGCCGGCATCGAAAACGTCAGGTCAGCCGACGCCGGCGGCAGCATGATTGGGTCGGCCTGGCTGATCTGCGGAGCAGGCATCTGCAGCGGTTTGAAGGGCAGCACGTTGGGTTGTGGCAGGCTGATAGGCGGTGCAGGTTTCACCTGGACTCTCGCTGCAGCACCCTGGGCCGGCGCAGATCGAGCAACCGCTGCCGGTACCAGAGCCAAGGGCTTAGGTGGCTGGCTTGCTGGAGCGGGAGCTGCCGAGGCGACTTTGGCCCCCGGTACGGTGCCCGCCGGCGGTGTGGTCACCACTGCCGGCAGTTGTGGACCCGGTACGGGTGCGCCCACCTGACCAGGCAGATCGGGCACTTTCGGCGGCTCGGGCAGATCACCAAACGTGGTCTCAATGTTGATACCCGGGATCTTGTTGGCCATCTCGATCAGGCCATTGATTGCGCCCTTCACCGTGGACAGGATGCTGTCCCAGGCAGTTTTGGCGATGCCGGACCAGCCGCCCATCGAGTCGAACCAGCTGGACAGTTTGGCCATCTGATCGCTGATCCACTGGAACGCGGTGGTGTTCATCAGTGCGGCGCACAGATCTTCCCAGTACACGACCGCCGCAACCACGGCAGCGGCCAACAGGACAATGCCGGCCACGATCAGCAGCACCGGGTTGGCCAGCATGGCGGCGTTGACCAGCCAGATCGCGCCCTGCCACAGCAACATACCGACGCGCACGATCGCCATCCAGGTGTACAGACCGATCAGGCCGACGACAAATGCCGCGACCATGACCGTGTGGAACAGGAACATGGCGATCGATTTGAAGCCCTGCCAGGTGAGCAGCTTCCACACGGTGAGCATGCCCAGCCAGACCATCTTGCTGACACCGACGACCAGGGTCAGCAAGGACATGGCGGCGATGAAACCAAAGACCACCAGCGTGGTGATACCGATAAGCCGGGTGATGTTCGGGAACAGCTGCGTCCAGCGGGTCAAGGTCTTGGCAATACCCACCAGGCGTTCCATCAGCGGTGTGAGCGTCGGAATCAGGGACTGGCCGAAAGCGATGCGCAGCGCCTCGACGGCTTTGCCAAACTGCTCCCACGGGTCGACCATGGCCTTGGCCATCTTCTCGGCGTTCTCCAGGCCCCGGACCTTGCCCAGCTCGGCGATGCCATTGCGCAGACGATCAGTGTCCTTGGCGAGCGCGCCGATCACCTGGGCACCTTCACCGCCGAACACTTCCATCAGCTTGGTGCCGGCAGCCGCGCTGGTCAGGTCGCCGTACTTGCCCTGCAGCTTGTCCATGATCTGCAGCATGGGCAGTGCATTGCCGGCGGCGTCCGTGAAGCTCAGGCCGGTTTTCTCGGCAGCCGCACTGAGGTTTTCGAAAAACGCCTTGTAGCGCCCGCCGGCGTCGCCGCCTTCCATGGTGCTGGACAGCGTACCGACCACCGCCATTTGTTCGGCAAAGCTGACGCCGGCCTGGGTCGCGATAGCCCCTACTTCCTTGAAGGCGTCTTTCAACTGCGCACCGTCGGTGCGGAACAGCTTCACCGCCAGCGCGGTCTGGCCGGTCAGCTGCTGGGCCCATTGCACCCGGCCCATCTTGTCTGCCTGGGACTTGAACAGGTTGTACATGGTGCCCAGATACGCGCCGGTCGTTTCGGCGTCGGATTTGGTGACCTTGGCCAACAGGTTGCTGGCACTGGTGATGGTGGCCAGCTGGCCGCCGACCAGGCCCTTGATCGCGCCATCGATGACGCGTGACGACGCCACGAACTCGGCGGCGCTGGCGGCGTAGGTGATCGAGAATTCGAGGGCAGTCCGGTTCAGCGACGCCAGCGCGTCTTCGGTCGTGCCCAGGGCGCGCATGTCGCCCAGCGCCCGGTTCACTTCAAGCGCCGGTTCCAGTGATTCGGTGATGGCCTTGCCCGCCCCCACCATGCCGGCCAGGCCCGCGCCCATCTGAATGATGTTCTGCTGGCTCTTGGCTGCAAGGTCGCTGAAGCTGGTTTTCACCTTGCCCAACGGGGCACTGACCTTGTCGGTCAGTTTCAGGATGAAAGCCAGGCGGGCGGAACGGTCAGCCATCAGGGTTATCCGTTAAAGGCAGTGGAAATGCCGTTGGCGACGGCAATTTCCATGCGTCTCCAGTGTTCGTCTTCGAGCCACTTGGCGGTGCCCATGCTTTCAATCGTGGGCTCAGCGCCAGGCAGCCAGCGTTGGGTCAGGGCCAGCAACTGGCCCAGCCCGTCCTGGGTCAGGCCTTCGGCATGTTCGAGGGCTTTTTTACGATCACTTCAACGTCCGGCGAATACTCTTCAAGCAACGCACCGGCCAGGGTCATGGTGGTGATCGGGTTTTCCAGCAGCGCTTTCAGTGCGGCCTTGTCTTCGTCCTTGACGGTGCCCATCAGCAGGTTGTGGGCCGGGGCGACCTTGTTGGCCTGGGTCGTTGCGTTGAAGTACTTGGTGATCACCTGCGGGGTCAGGTTGAAGGTGAATTCCTTGTCGCCACGTTCCAGGGTGATGCTGCGGTTTACTTCGCTCATGTCGGTGTTTCCGTAAGGTTGAGTTGCAAAGGGTCAGGGTTGTGCCGGCGTGCGTTGCACGACCTGGCGGATGTAGTCCTGCAGGCCGAGAATCATTTGCCGGCTGAGGGCAAGCTCGTCTCTGAGGGAGAAATAATCCGATCGAGCGTCTGCTGCGAGTTCGGCGCTGCCTGCATCAGCCAGGCCGGCGGTGCCGGGGGCACCGGGCACTGCGGGGCAGATAGCTTTGATGCGCAGCCGGTAACTGCCATCAGCAACAGCAAGCTGCAGAGTGTTGATTTGAGCGCGGGCACGGTTCAGTTCCTGGGTATGGTGGGTGTCGAGCTGGTCCCGCGCTGCGAGCTGCTCGCCGCTGATGCGTGCGGCTTCACGTAGGCCATCGCGCTCGGTTATTGCGCTGTTGCGCTCCTGGACGACGGTTTCATACCGATCAAGCGCCCAATCGACGGCAAGCCAGATGACGAGGCCGACAAACAGGGTGCGAAATAGCAGTTGCAGCGGGCTGATGGTCATTGCAGGCACAGCCTCATTTCGGCCAGCCGGCGGTTGTGCAGACCACGGACAAAAGTCTTGCGACCATCGGCACCGGTCACGTAGGCCCACACCGGCGTCGTGCCGTCGGAAGCCCAGGCCAGCGCTTTGCAGCCCTCAGCAATGCGGCCCGCATTGATCAGGCCCACCGCACGGCTCGCGCACGTCGTCGGCACGCCGAAGTTGTGGCCATGGCTGCTCAAGGCGTCGAACGTGTTCTGCCCGATGGCCTGGTTGGTCAAGCAGTCGGCCAGGTTCAACTGGCCCTTGGCGATGACCAGGCCTTCCACCTCGGCACAGCGCGCATCCGACCAATATTCACCGACCACCACTGGATCCGGACTGGTGTGCTTGGTGATGCCCTTGCAGACCGTGGGCAAACCACTGGCCAGCTTGTCGGCATACACCACGTTCTGGCCGTTGCCTTCCCAGGTGCCCAGGAAGGCGGTCAACGTGGCGCTGCAGAGCAGCAGCACGCCGGCGGTGATCTTGACCCGCAGGCTCATGGCTTGACCTTCCAGTCCCGCAGCATCTGGCGGTACTTGGGGATCAGCAGCAGGATCTGCAGCACCATGTAAAACGCAGTCAGCATGTAGGCCACTGCGGACCAGTCAACGGCACCGGTCGCACCGGTGGCGGCGACGCCGATAGCGGGCGACGCCTTCACCAACGCAATGGCGGTGTCCTGAGCAGCTTGATTGGTGCTCATCAGCGAAGTCCTTTTTCGGTCAGGGTTTGGCAAGGCACGCAACGGGTCATACCGCCTAATGCCTGGCGCGCCGGTGGGATCTCCTTGTCGCAGTCCTGGCAATGGGTGAGGCTCGGCCCGCTCGCTCGCGGTTTGGCCAACTGGGCCGCAATAGCCTGGTCGCGCTGTCGCTGCTCCAGAGCCTGCGCACGATCGAACGGGCAAACCATTACGTCAGGCCCTCGATCTCAGCAGCAGCCAGGTACGGCACGCCGTTGATCTTGATGAAATCCGGACTGGTGACGTCGAACGGCACCTTGTGGGTGTTCTTCGCGCCGCCCTTGGGATCGATGCTCAGCAGGCTCGACACGCGGACCTTGCAGCCGAAGGCCTCGATCCGCAGTTCCTCTTCGCCGGCCTTGGCGAAGAACACGATGTCGAACGGCTCCAGCTCGCGGAAGCTGCCCGCAGTCTTGGCCTGCTCGATCAGCAGATTGAAGTTGGTGGTGTCCAGCTCCAGTTCGCCGGCTGCAGCGACGTCGCCGTCGACGTGCCCGTTGGGCACGCCCTTGGTCTGGGCCACGGTGCTGTTGTCCGTGATGTCGATGGTGCCGGCCTCGACGTGAACGAGCAGATCGCCCAGGTTCACGTCGAAGTTCTTACCGCCAATTTTTGCGGCCATGGGTTACTCCGAATCCGTAACGGAAAGGTCCAGCGCGATGTTCGCGGTCAGGTCTTTCGGGCAGTTGAGGGGACGCAGCTTGAGGTAGGCCACGACAGAGGTTTTGCTCGTCCAGGTCAGTACGATGTCGCCGTCCTTGGGCTGCTCGATCTCGCCTGGAAACACCTGGCCGGCGAATTTGGTGGACTTGGCCATCGCGCGCAGCGGGGCCATCAGCTTGGACGTGGTGGTCGCCATGCTGTTGGCCGAGCTGTTCAGGGTCCGATCGCCCACGTAGCGGATCAGCAGAGCGCGCACGCGGCGGGCTGCCTTGTCGACGACCCGCAGGTTCTCGATCACCTGGAAGTCACTGCCGGGGGTGTCCAGCATGTTGCCGTCGCCCCAGTAGGTGCCCGGATAGTCCGGGTACGTCTGCGGCACAGACAGACGCGCTGCGTCGAGCTGCGAAAGCACCGCGGTGCTCAGCGGGATGCCGTCCATGTCTTTAGGTTCAGCGCCCAGGCCCAGGACCGCGCCGGTGGCAACGCGCATCGGGGTGTCGGCAATGCTCACGGCGGCATTGGCCAGTCGACCGGCCAGCACGCCCAGGTTATTGCCGTGCAGTTGCGGTACCGGCAGAACCCGAGGCGCAGCCAGGCCGTCGACGATGGCTTTCTGCTCGACAACGTAAGCGCTCCAGCTCAACTGCGGAGCAATGTCGGCAGTGGCGGCCATCACGAAGACGCGGCGGCCCAGCTTGTTGCTCAGGTCATTGGCTGCAACGTGCATCGCTGACAGCTCGGCCTGAGTGGTTACCGGGTTGACGATCACCACCGCTTCGAATGAATAAGTGCGGGTGGCGCTCTCAAGCGCCTGTTGCCAGGTGGTTTCGCCTGCGATCGGAGCGGCGATGCAGGCCCAGCGATCGCCGCCGTTGCTGCGCGCCGCCAGGATCTGGGTTTTCAGGTCGCTGTCCGCAACGCCCAGCTGGACGTCCAGATCACTTTGGGTGTCCAACGGGACCAGCTTGCCGACGTTCTTGGCAGCGGGACCGATAAACAGGAAATAGCGTTCGATCTCGCTCACGGCACCCTGGCCGAGGTTGAGATTGTTAACGCTGACTTTGCCGAGTGCCATAAAGCGGTGCCTCGTTAGCGGGGTGAATTAAGGATTTGTTGCAGCACCAGGTTCACCAGTTGGCTGGTTTCGCTGTCGCTGGCACCGAGGAACTGACGCGCAGGCAGCTGGATGTTCCAGCTTTGCGCACCGGTGGATTCGGCTCGTTCGTCGTCCAGGACGCGGATCAGCAATCCCGCTCTGGCGTAGTTCAGGTGTTGCTGGATCCACGCCACGGATGGGCGGGTCAGGGTCTTCTTGCCTTCCTGACGGGTCTTGAAACCCAGACGGCGCAGGCTCTTGGCCTGTTTTTCGGTCGCGGCGGTGCCCGGAGGGACCTTGTTCCACTGGCGCATCTGTGCGGCGGTACGCCGTTCGGACACGCCGTTGTGTTGCTGCGAGGCAACCCAGCGGGTCAGCGTGTTGCGCCAGCCCAGTTCGGCTTCGTTACCAGTCAGGCGGGTGACATCGAGCAGCTTGCCCAAGCCGGCTTCCATCTTCTTCTTGCCCTTGGACGTGTCCTTGCGGGCAGCGAACGGGGTTCCATTCAGGTTCTGCTGGTTGCGGATCCGCTGGCGGCTCAGACTGCGCACGCGCTTGGCCACGTTGTTCAACAGACGTCTGCGCTTGGGCGTCGGCAGTTCCATCAAAGCCAGCAGGTCCTGGGTTTCGAGCATGCCGCGAATGTCCAGATCAAAGGCCATGACCGGTCACCTCGCCGCTCTCAGCCACCCACAGTTCGAACGGTACGAACGACCAGGTACTGCCAAAGGCCTCGATCTCGCCGGCAGGATCCTCGGCCAGGTACTGCGCCTCGGTGAACTGCAGCTTGATGTCGACGTCGGCCAGGTCGTTGTCGAGCATGACCACATCGAACACCACGTTCGGCAAACCATCGCGGTCTTGGTCGTGGGTTTCCAGCCAGCTGCCTACCAGGGCAAACAGGCGCGCCGGGTGATCCGCGAACCGCTCGATCGAGATGGTCGCGCCGTAATTCATGTCACCCATGTGCATGCCTTGGGTGTCAGGTTTCCAGACCAGCTCGACCTGCACCTGGTCGGTCCAGCTGTCGAGCTGCTCAGGGGCAACCAATTGGCGCTCGAGCAGGTAGGCGGTCAACGCCTTGAGCTTGATCACAGCAACGCCGCCGTGATGCGGCCACGGCCCTGCAGCGACCGCACAGCGGCCTGGCTGAAAGCGAGGAAGGTTTCGGAGCGCTCTGGCAGTTCCTTGCCCACGTTTTCGGCGCTTTCGCGGCGATTCACCGTGGCGAACTGAGTCAGCAGGCTGGCTTTGGCGCGGCTGTAGACGGCGCGCTTATACGTGGCCGCTTGAAAGGTGCGCTCTGGCAGGACGGTGGTGTCTGCGGATTCAACGTTGGACACGCCAGTGCCCTGCCAACGCGCTTTTAACTTGGCCAGGTCGGTATTGACCTCGATCATGGCCATGGTCAGATCGGCGGTCAGCATCTCTATCAGGTACTCCGCCGGCAGGCGGTAACACTTCTGAAACTCAGCTAAGGACAGATCGGGCCAAAATCCGTCATTTGTGATCGGCTGCTCAATAAAAATGCTGGGTTTTCCAGAAAAACTCATACACTTGTCCCCCTGATCACCGAGGAGTGAGTGCCATGGATGCCGAAACAGAACCTTCCGCTTCCGTCAAAGCTTGGTTTGAACACCGTCAGAGGGCTGATGGACGTGGAAATGAGCTTGTGCAAGCGCACGCCATGGCCATCATGTGGTTGGAGGCGCAACACATTCGGCCAGATACAATTGATGAAGCACTGCGTATGACTGATACCTATCTTGGCGTTCTGAAGGAATGCGTTCAGGTATTGGGAGGCAGCAATTTGGAAATCACCGCGACTTTCCCTCACGGGAAAGTGACGATAGATGTACTTTCGCAGTGATCCGTTAAACATCAGCGCCTCTCAAAAGCCCCGCCCAGTGCGGGGCTTTTTGTATTAGGGGCGGGAAAACTGTTTCAGTGGGTCAGGGGCCATAAAATGGTTGGCTCACGTCCACAGTTTCTCGCCGGGGGGGTAGTCGGTTATTCGGTGCCGTTGCCGGCGTTTTCTTTGGCTTGCGCCTTGGCCAGCGCCTTGCGGCAGTCAGCCAGGCGCGTCCCTACACCGATGCTTTCGTAGAGCTGTTCGGCTCGCTCGAAGTGGTGAATAGCGACAGGCCAGTCCTTGCAATGCAGCGCGATCATCCCCAGCAACTTGTGGTAACGAGCCGGAATGCGTTCGAACAGCTGCCATTCGCCGTCGACACGGGGCAGCAGGTTGGAAACGTAGGGCTCAGGGCTACGCCTGGCCTTGAATTCCGCCTCGGCCCAATCGATCACCTCGTCTGCAACGAAGGTCGGAATGTCGCGATTGAAGCGCTCAGGCAGCGTCTGGCCCTGGGATATGGCGAAGTCGGCCAGTTCCAGGCCCTGGGTAAACTGCTCGGTATCGAACAGCCAGATCAGGACATACACCAGCACCGAGTTCTGGAAATTCAATTCCGAATCGCGGTACCGCTGTACGTAATCCAGGTACTTGGGCAACAGCTCGTCACGCTTGAGCAGCTGGCGCTGCTCGCGGCTGTTGATCGCGCTGATGCGATCCAGATCACCGGCCAACGCGTCTTCCATCAGCTTCAAATGCTTGCGTGCATTGGCAGGACTGAACAGCGCGGTGTCAGCTGAATAAGCCATCTGTGCACCGGCGACCGCAGTCGCTGGGCCTTCTGCAATCAAGCGGCGTTTGTGCGCCAGTGCCAGGCTCATGCTTTCACCAATTCGACGTTTTCAGTCATGGCGAACTTTTCCAGCTGCTCGATCACATAGCCTTCGTTACGGCTGTTGTAATCCTCGACGCGGGAGCGCTTCGGGTTATCGATGGTTTGCTTGCGCCAGCTGGAATCCTGGAAGTAGATCGACAAGTTGTCGAAGCTGGTGACCACCACGGCGTTGACCGGGAAGAACGGCACGCTGAAGCTCGGCAGACCGCCATAGGTCGCGATGACCTGAGCGTCTTCGATGCGTTCTTTCTCGGTTGGCAGATCGCCTTGTTTGGCGTACAGCTTGGCTTTGTCAGCCGCCAGCAGGTCACTGCCGATGATTGCGATCAGGTCGCCGCCATCACGAACGCGCTCGTCGACCATCTGTTTGGTGTCATGCACCAGGGCGTCTAGGTTGGCATAGTCGCCGCCTTCGCCCAGCATCACCTTTCCAGCGACCTTGCCTTCCTTGAGAACCTGCTCGGGGATCTGCTCGCGAGCGATCTGCAACCAGCCCTTGTTCACGTCCTGCAGCATCGGGAATTCAGTGAGATTGGTCTGCGCAGCTGCCTTGATGCCGTGGAAGCCGATCATCAGACGGTCGAGTGCGATCTGCTTCTGCACAGCGGCGGAGTAGCGCTGCTGGAAGTCCGGAAACTTGGCCCAGGCGTCGATCTTGGCGTAAGGCAGGCTGACGTCGGATTCGGTAGAAAACAGCTCATAGGTGCTGTCATCCAGCGCCGAAGCATCCTTGGCTTCACGATCAGTGGTCTTGGTATTGGTGCGACCGGTCACAGGACCCGACACGCCCAAGAACACCTTTTGACCCTTGATCTCGGTCACGCCGATGACGTTGATACGCTGCAGGAAATCGGACTTGTGGGTGATCGCCTCGTTGAGTTCCTGGGCAATAGTGGGCTCGACGCTGAAAGTCTTGCTGGCCAGCTCGACGCCGTAAGACTCAGCCAGGGAAACCTGAAGGGCCGCGAACATTTTTGCGCCGAATGCGCTCAGTGACTGGGCCATGTCAGAGTACCCGCTTCGGTTTAGGGTCAGCGGCACCGGTGGTGCGTGACAGGTGGCGGCCTTCCGGCTTGTCCAGCAAGGCGCTGAAACGGGCTTCCAACTTCGCCATGCCAGCGAGAACGGCAGCATTGTCAGAGCCTTTGCGGCTCATCTGCTTCTCTTCTTCGGCGGTGCCCACGATGTCATCGACCGCCGTCTGTACGTCGTCGATCGGGGCCTGGTCGGGTGCCGGCGGTGCTTCTGCAAAACTGTCAATCAGCGCCTGAATGCCGGCAGTGACGATCAGTTGCTGTTCGATCAAGGCCTGCAGCGCTTTGGCTGTAGCTTCATCCATTGGGGGTTTGCTCTCGGTAGGGGTTTGCGGGGTGGTTTCGGCTGGCACCTCTTCAATGCCAAAGCGCTTGAACAGGCCGGTGAACATGCTGAACAGCTTGGCCACCTCGCCCTGCGGTTCGTCTTCACCAATCGAACCCAGCGGGACGGCCGCCGCGTAATGCACGCGCTTGCCGGGGCTGCCCGGGTTGCGGGAGAAGTAGAGTTCTTGAGTGCCCAGGCTGGCCGGCTCGTCGGTGACGGCCAGGCCGGTCAGGTACGCCCTGCCGGTGCCAGCAAAGTCGGGCATGATCTCGATACTGGTGAAGAGCTTTTCGCCTTGGTCGTTGAGCCACAGCAGCTTTTGGTTGGGCTTCAACTGCGCTTCCAGCGCGACTTGGCCGGGGGCCAGACCCTCGACGTCCTCGATCAGGCGCACGGCAAACACGGTGCCGTAGGAGCCTGGCCAGCGGTCATGTTCGGACCAGATGGTGGCCGTGTAAGTAGTAGTGCTGTACGTCTCGGCGATGTCGCGCAGTTCCTGGGGCGTGATGACGCGACCATCGACGGTAGGACCGCTGGTGGCGACGCGTTTCCAGAAGCTGACAAGGGAACGGGGCATGGGAAGAACTGCGCTCATCGGTAAGTTGAGGCCCCAAGATAGGGAGCCGCAACGTCTCCAACAAACGGTTTACTTTCGCGCTTCTCCTATATTTGATTTATAGGAGAAACGCGGATTTTAACTGCACGTTTTCTGCGTTTTCGCCGCATAGACTGCGGCCCATGTACTACTCAACCGAAGTCAAAGAAGCCGCCAAACGCCTGTTTCTGCGCCGTCACAAGGCCAAGGAAATTCAGGCGCAGTTGAACCTGCCCAACATCCGGATCGTGTACCACTGGATCCGCGTTGGTGGCTGGGAAGACATGCTGACGGATGAAGAACCGCTGACCGCCGTCAGCCGGCGTATCACCTTGCTTCTGGAGAAAGCCGACTCGCTGACCAAGGGCGAGCTGGACGAACTGGACCGGTTGACGACCGTCCGCGAACGCTTGGTTAAGCAGTGTGTAAAGCCGGTGGTCGCGCCGGTCGGTGATGATCAGGATGACGATGGCCATCGCCGCGATGATCAACGAGGTGAGCGACGGGAGCGTGGCAAGCGCGACGGCAAGAAGCGGGAAAAGAAGGTCAAGAACGACGTCAGCGAGCTGCGCGAAGTGGACTTTCTCGACAAGTTCATCAGCAAAATGTACGGCTACCAGAAAGAGCTGTTCGCCGCGAAACAGAACCCGCTGACCGCCAGGATCCGGAACATCCTCAAAAGCCGCCAGGTGGGCCTGACCTACTACTTCGCCGGCGAAGCCTTCATGGACGCAGTGCTGACCGGCGATAACCAGGTGTTCCTGTCGGCCAGCCGCGCCCAGTCCGAGATTTTCCGCAGCTACATCATCGCCTTTGCCCAGTCCTGGTTCGGCCTGGAGCTGACCGGCAATCCGATCGTTCTCAGCAAGGACGGCAAGCCCTGGGCCGAGCTGCGCTTTCTTAGCACCAACAGCAGCACCGCGCAGGGTCACCATGGCCATGTGTACGTCGACGAATATTTCTGGATCCGCGACTTCGAGAAACTGAACACCGTGGCCAGCGCCATGGCGACCCATAAGAAGTGGCGCAAAACCTATTTCTCCACACCCAGCGCCGTGTCGCACCAGGCCTATCCGTTTTGGCAAGGCGAGAAGTTCCGCAACAGCAAGCGCAAGAACGCTAAGGAGCCATGGCCGAGCGATAAGCAGATCTCTGCCGGCGCGCTGTGTCCGGACGGTCAGTGGCGCAAGGTGATCACCATCCTGGACGCCATCGCCGGCGGCTGCGATCTGTTCGACCTCGAGCAGCTGCAGCTGGAGTACGACGACGACAAGTTCCAGCAGCTGTTCATGTGCAAATTCATCGACAGCAGCCAGAGCGCGTTTTCCCTGGCAGATCTGGAGCGCTGCTATTCGGACCTGTCGTTGTGGGCCGACTTCGATCCGGACGACCCGCGCCCGTATGGCAACAGCCCGGTCTGGATCGGTTACGACCCGAGCCGGACACGCGACGACGCGACGTGCGTGGTCATCGCACCGCCGCTGGAGAACGGCGGCAAGTTCCGGATCCTGGAGAAGCACAGCTGGCGTGGTCAGTCATTCAAGTACCAGGCCGAGCAGGTCAAGAAGCTGACCGAGCGCTTCAACGTTCAGCACATCGGGATCGACACGACCGGCATCGGCTACGGTGTCTTCGACCTGGTGCGTGACTTCTACCCGCGTGCGACCTCGATCCACTACAGCCTGGAAACCAAGAACCTGTTGGTGCTCAAGGCTCAGGACACCATCCAGGGCAGCCGCATCGAGTGGGACGCCGGCTGGAACGATATCGCCCAGGCCTTCCTGACAATCAAGCGCGGCACAACCGCCAGCGGCCAGGTGACCTACAGCGCGTCGCGAACCGACGCGACAGGTCACGCGGACGTGGCCTGGGCGGTCATGCACGCCCTGCAGTACGAACCCCTCAACACGGACAAAAAGCGGCGCAGTCGCTACGCACTCACTGGATCAACTTCCCATGGCAAAACCCAAAACCCTGCAGCAGGAAAAACCGGCGCAACGGCCCATGCGTGCATTCACATTCGGTGCGCCGGAATCCGTGCTGACCGACAACATCGCGCAGTACCTAGGCGTGTTCGCCAGCGACGACGGTCGCATCTTCACGCCGCCAGTCTCACGCAGGGGGCTTGCCAAGCTGCTCAAAGCCAACGCACACCACGGCGCGATACCGGGGTTCAAACGCAATCTGCTGCTGCGTGAATTCATCCCTTCAGCCGGTCTATCGGTGGCCGATATGAGTCGGGCCGCGCTCGACTTCATGGTGTTTGGCGAGGCGTATTTCTACCGCGTCCCTAACATGCTGGGCCAGATCCTGGAGCTGACCCATTTGCCGGCCATCAACATGCGGGTGAGGGTCGACGGCGGGTTCGTCCAGTTGGAGCAGAACGGACGGGAGACCGAGTTCGAAGAACACGAGATTGAACACATCCTCAATTACGACGTGGAACAGAATATCTATGGCGTGCCCGAGTACCTGGGCGGCCTGCAGGCACTGTTGCTCAATGAGGCAGCAACTCTTTTTCGTCGTCGCTACTACAGCAATGGCGCTCATGCCGGATACATCTTCTACACCAACGACCCGAACCTGACCGAAGAGGACGAAGACGAGCTACGTGCCCAGATCACGGCCAGCAAAGGAGTGGGCAACTTCCGGTCGATGTTCGTCAACATTCCGGGCGGTTCCGAGAAGGCCATCCAGATCATCCCGGTGGGTGACTTTCAAGCCAAGGACGAACTGGAGAAGGTGAAGAACATCACGCGCAATGACGTGATCGCGGCTTGGCGTATGAACCCGGCTTTGGCCGGAATCATCCCGGAAAACAATGGGGGGTTTGGCGACATTGAGAAGATCGATCGCGTTTACACCAGCAATGAGATCAGGCCGATCTGTCAGCTGTTCGACCAAGCCAATGCAACGTTGCGCGAAGACCGGCGGTTCTCCTGGCAGTTGGTGCCGGTGACACCAGCAACGGCTTGATATGACCGAAACCACAGATAATGCCACTACGGGTATGGCAAAATACTAGCGAGAAGATGGCCCTGGGGAGGGAACATGAGAATTTATTGCACAACGTGTGGGCACAAGGGACGCATTAGCTCTCGGGAGGAGGTTACCAAAGCTTATGTGAAGTTGTACTGCCAGTGCCTTGATGCGAAATGTGGACACACATGGGTGGCCAATTTGATGTTTTCACACACGCTGAGGCCGTCTGCACAGCAGCTGGATGTGCTGTTGTTTGACCGATTACGTGATTTGACACCGGATAAACAGAAGGAATTGTTCGAACAGCTCGGAAGGCAGGCTGTTGCCTGATGGACCACCGACGCCATGACGGCGGTCCATACACGTTCGGTACGTCTAAAGAATGATCAACTCAGACTTGTTCCTGTTCCAGGATTACAAGTCCAGAGGTGAGACGTACGAGTTGATGTTGATCACGCTCTGATATCCGCCGATGGAGCTCAATAAGAAGTCGCTCCTTCCGACTAATTATCATCCACTCGCGCTCCTCTTCGGCAACACAGCCGTTTTCCACTTCAACCAGATCTAACATGTGAACCGCTCCATTCTGTAAATTCCGGAGCGGACGTAGACGGCATCTGTAGAGCCAAAACCGTGGTTGGACACAATTTTAAACGATTACTTCAATTGTCCTGCGCTGTCTCTTTCAGCCACTGCACCCAATGCATCAACCATACGGTGAACTGTTTCTTGGTCATGGAGAGGCAGAGCTCTGACACGCGTGAGCAAGGCGGCTTCGTTTTCGGAGATATCCGTAATGCTTGGGGCGCTTCTAACGCCTGTCACGACATATAGAACATCAAGACCCACGCCGTGCAGGGCTTTCAGGTAGCCGGTGTCGGGTCGCCGCTCGTTCCGCTCATAGCTTCCCTGGGTATTCCGTGTAACACCGCCAATTTGGGCCATTTCCTCTTGTTTAAGACCCAGTCGATTCCTTTCTTCACGCAAGCATTCGCCCGCGCTCAGATCCGAGAACTCCCCCGAAGACAATTTTTTCAAACATAAGACCCTTTACAAGACAAATTATCTGGTCATAATCGGCGCTGTACGAACACCAACCCACACCAACACACACGAGCCAACACTATGCCCGTCACTCTCACACCCGAGCAAGCCCGTGAGTCCCTTGATCGTCGAGGTGAAAGCATTGCCGAGTTCAGCAGAAAGCACGAATTGAACAAGAACTTGGTTAGCGACCTCTTGCACGGTCGCAAAAAAGGTCGCCGAGGGGAGGCACATCGCGCCGCCGTATTGCTGGGAATCAAAGACGGCGTGATTGAACAGTAATGGCGCGGATCAGCAGGGAAAAGCAGAACATGAAAAAAGCAGTTCTAAAGACTCGCCGCGAAGTAGTCAGCGCAATTATCTGCAGTTACCCAGGTGGGCGGGAGTGCGCAGCCGCTCGAATCGGTCTGGCATTAAAGAAGTTCGACAATCACGCCTATGAGAACAACAACAGCCGGCCGCTGACAGACGCTCAGCTGTTCCAGCTTGAGCAAGAGGCAGGGACACAACACCTACCAAACTACGTCGCGTCAATGTATGGCGGCTTATTCGTCCCTGTTGCTGATCCTGAGACATTGGATAACGTCGAAATGTATGCCCTATCGATTCAAGCGTCAGCAAAGCGGGGTTGCGTCGACCAAGAGATTGCCAAGGCACTCGCAGACGGTTGCATCAGTGAGGCCGAGGCAGAGCACATTCTCAATGCTCACAACCTTCATATGGCAGCGCGGCACTCCGAAGTGCTGGCAGCCATCGACCTTTACCGCGCAAAGTCAGGGACACCGCAATGAACAACTCGCCTGCAGTTAAGGATTTTCAGGACGTACTGAAAGCAGCGGCGGTGCAATTCCTGCAGCGTCATCATGCCGAACACCTGACCTATGACTATCACTTGCGTGAGCGGGCTACCCTGTTTTTAACCAGCGGTTTCAACGTGGTTGATCACATAGCCTCGCGGATCGTTGATCTTGCCGTCAGCGACATTACGGCTATCTGTGATCGTCAACAGATCGATACGGCAGGCAGCACCTCCACGCACGCCGTCATCGTTGATCCAGAAACAGGTACTGCGTGGGCAATCCCCGTCAGCCTGATATTTGAACGCATCGTCGGATCAATCGACTGCGCCCGCTACCGCGTCACCAATACCTAATACCAACCAACACATACGAGCCCTACCCAATTGCATCGTGGGTATGGGTGAACTGCGCCCGAATTCGAGGTTTAACGATGGCCAACGTCGTGATCGTCACCACCCAATTGCCCAAAGCCCAGGCCAAGGCGCTGCTGGAAGCCCTGCGAGAGCAGTACCGCTTGAGGCTCAACGAATACTGGTACGACGATCAATACCGCTTCGTCGCGGACGGCCAACGTCATGGAGCGATTCTCGCGCGAGTCCCTGAAATGGCTGCACAAGTGCGCCTCATGGCAGCCCTGTCCCACAGTTTGAAGGCCGTTAATTAATGACCGTAATGAAAGAGAAACTACGAGCGAAGGTCATAGAGCGCCTGCAGCTCGATTTTGACTTAAAGGTGCGTACCGGCACTAACTACATGCGAGGCGGCACCTGTCCAAAATGCAAGAAGAAAGAGCTGTACGCTCGCCACGATAACCCTTGGCAGATCCGCTGTGGCCGACCGGAGCGCTGCGGTCACATTGAGCATGTGAAAGATCTGTACGAAGACCTGTTCGAAGACTGGAGCAAGCGTGCGCCTGCGACAGACAATGATCCAACAGTGACGGCTCGGGCTTACCTTGAGTTCGCCCGAGGCTTCAACGTCGGCCCTATGACCGGATGGTTTAGCCAGGAAAACTACGTTAACCACGAATCAGGCGATTCGAGCGCAACTATCCGTTTCCCGCTACCGAACGACGGTTATTGGGAACGCTTGATCGACCGTCCAGCTCGGTTCGGCAAGATGAAAGCGCGCTTCAAACCCAAATATAGCGCCTTGGGCCAATGGTGGTGCCCGCCTGATGTTGACCTCGCTATCGTCGATGAACTGTGGATCGTCGAAGGGATTTTCGACGCCGTGGCGCTGCGGCAGAACGGAATCGCGGCAGTCTCCGCCATGTCGAGCACCAGCTACCCCGCTCAGGCTCTGGAACAGCTCGCAGCTCAACGCAAGAACAACCTCCCCCTCCTGGTTTGGGCGCTGGACAACGAACCCTCCGCACTGGGCTACCTGCAGCGCTGGGTAAAGCAATCACGAGAACTAGGCTATAGCTGTGCGGCAGCGCTCGTGCCCCAGAACGGTCGCCGCAAGGTTGACTGGAACGACCTTCACCAGCGTTGGGGCTTTGAAGATACTGATAAGCGTGAGCAGCGCCGCCAGCGTGATCTTGACGTCGCTCGTCACGAAGGTGATCTGCTGCTGGCTCCCTCGCCTCGTGAAAAGGCAATTTTGATGTACACCTGGGAAGACTCCACTTCGGAATTCCATTTTGAGTTTGCCAACAGGATGTACTGGGCGAAGTTCGATTTGTCGAAGCTGGAGGACGAGCAGCGGGCGCTTCTAAAAAGTGACGATCATGATGATCAGTTGATGAACGACCGACAGGCACGAACCAAGGTTCTGGAATCTGTATGCGCCTTGAAGATGATTGCTAACTGCCATTTTGAGGCGCTTTACAAGCAAGTGAACGACGTGACCGGTGATGCCTGGTTCTATTTTCAGGTAGACACACCCAATGACAACGCCCCCGAGAAGTTCACCTTTACACCGAAACAGATATCGTCGAGCAGCGAATTCAAGGCGCGCCTGATGTATGCCGGCGCGACGTGGCTCGGCACACAAAAGCATCTGGACCAGATCGTCATCCGTCAAACCGAAGGTCTGAAAACGGTCGAAACCATCGACTTCATTGGCTACAGCAAAGAGCACAAGGCGTACATCTTCAACGACTACGCCGTGCAAGGCGGCAATGTCTACAAGGCCAACGACGAAGACTATTTCGAGTTCGGTCAGACACGCGTCAAATGCCTGATGAAGTCGATCAAGATAAGCATGGCCAGCACCTCGAAGGGCTACCGCGACGATTGGTTAGCGAGTCTCTGGCTATGTTTCGGTGAAAAAGGCCTGGTCGCCCTGACGTACTGGTTCGGCTCCCTGTTTGCCGAACAGATCCGCGCCGACTACGAGAGTTTTCCCTTTCTGGAAATGTCCGGCGAGCCTGATTCCGGCAAAACCACGCTGATCAAGTTCCTGTGGAAACTGTTCGGCCGCATCTATGAAGGTTTCGACCCAGCCAAAGGATCAATCTCCGGGCGCAGCCGTGCGATGGGCCAGGTATCCAATATACCGCTGGTGCTGCTTGAAGCCGATCGCAACACCGATGCCGAGAACGCCAAATCGTTTGAATGGGACGAATTCAAGGACTATTACGGCGGAGGGCTGCTACGCACCCGAGGGGTCAAGAACAACAGCAATGACACCTACGAGCCGCCCTTCCGCGCGTCGATCGTCATTGCCCAGAACGCCGGCGTTTCAGGTCATGAAGCGATCCTGAGTCGCATTACCAAACTCTACTTCGCAAAACCCATCATCACCGAGGAAAGTCGGGCAGCTGCTGACGCGCTGGTGCAGACCGAGGTCGGAGACGTCAGCCACTTTATGGTTAAGGCGATGAAGGCCGAACACAAGGTGATGACACGCTTCGCCGAGGTCTATCCTAAACATCGGGCCGAACTGTGGGCCAGTAAGAAACTCACCTCGGACCGCATCATCCGCAACCACAGCATGTTGCTCGCACTGCTGGATTGTCTGCAGCTGGTGCTGACAGTGCCTGAGCCCATGATGTGCCAGACCCGCCAGTACATAAGCGGCATGGCCAGCGATAGACAGGCGGCGATCACCACCGATCCGCAAGAACTGAACGACTTCTGGCAGGTATTCGATTACCTGGAATCCCTGCCTGGCAGTCCACTGGTCAATCACAGCAAAAATCCCGGCGTCATCGCCATCAACCTCAACCAGTTTGCCGAGGTCGCGCATGAGCATCGCCAACGCATTCCCGATCTGGCCACCCTGCGCCGAATGCTCAAGGACGGCAGGACGCACAGGATGATCGACGCCAGCAAACCTACCGAGAGCATCATTCGAGCAAACCTACAGGCGCGGACTCCCATGAGCCCTATACCCCAGTCCGTACGTTGCTGGCATTTCAAAACTTGAGAGGACGCCATGCAGATTCAAGTAATGAGCGAGCTCCCGCTCGATCCTGCTGTCGACCCGGTCAGCATGGTGATTGCCGCACTTAAACGAACTGAACACGGCTACCCGGTAGTACATGCCGATGCGTATGCCGTAGACGGTCTTCTGGAGATTTTGGAAGTGCGTGCTGCACGGGGTGAGCGGGAAATGATGGTGCTGCAGTGCAGTCGGGAGCAGATCCAGGCGGTACTGGAGTGGCAGTTAGAGGCGGAAGACGATGTCGATTTGGAAGGCCTGATGATTCACTTGGCGCGCAGGACAGGGTAGTAGGTACCACGTGTTGGCACCGACGATATTGGCAAGAGAACGGTACTGAGGAGTTGCAGCTCCCCAGCACCCACCACAACACTAGTACGGCGATGAAGACGGAACACCCAAGCAGCAGCAATTCAAAGGCTAGCACACCGCCCAAAAACCTGCTGACTATCGCTATGGTCGGTACGGCACTGATCGGCTACTTGGTGCAGAAGACCCCGGACACACGCGGTCGGCTGGAGAGTCTGGCCAGCCAAGCGCAGATCCAGGGCGATTTGACCGCCAGCGACGAGCACGTCCTGACGCAGATTCTCGACACCCCCCTCCCCCAGTAATTGAGCCGCCAGGTTCTGGCTTTTGGCACCAGGGCGAAGCGTTACACTCCCTTGGTTGCTGCTTCCTGCAGAGAGCAAACATGAATTCCCCAACAAGCAATGTCCTCACCTTTGAGGACCTGCAGCGCATCACCGGCTACCAGCGCCGCTCCGACGTCGAACGGTCGCTGATCACTCAAGGCATCCGCATGTTCCGGGGTCGCACAGGCCCTTGGACGACGCTGGATCTCATTCACCACGCTGCGGGCATGGAGTCCGTAACCTCAGAGCGTTATGACACCAACATCCTATGAGGAAAGCGCGTAAGCGGAAGCATAATCCGCACATTCCCCCCCACATCGATCAGGCCGCTCTCCCAGCGGCCATTTACTTTGATCATCGCAACGCCGGCGTCTGGTACACGCTGCATTACGACGAGACCGGCAAACAGCGCCGGCGCAATGTCGCACCAGCTGACGTGACGCTCGCCGAACTGCATCAGATCATGGAGCAAACCTCGGGCGTCGACCAAGGCACTTTGCGCTACGTCTGCGCTCAGTTTCACCTGAGCGATCGTTACAAAAGACTCAGTATCAAGACTCACAACGACTACTGCTACTCGCGGGACGTCCTGCTGAGCATCCCAACCCGGCTGGGCAAACCACTGGGGGATCTACTGGTGAAGAAATTCACCGCAGCATTGATCCAGCGGATTGTCGATCGCCTGGCCGACGAGGGCACACCGTCCAAAGCGGCGCATGTGCTGCGCTACCTGCGCCGCGTCCTGCAGTGGGGCCGCAACCGGGGCTACCTCGACAGCAATCCGGCGCAGGGGATCGAAGCGCCGGTGGAGCGCAAACGTCGGCGTTTACCAGAGCATCAGGTCATGGAGGTGCTGGTCGACCGTGCCTTGGCGTTCGGTCGATTGGCGCGGAACGAGAAAGGTGGCTGTCCGGAGTACCTGAGCTACGTGATGGAGATTGGTTACCTGTGCCGTTTGCGGGGCATTGAGACCATCACCTTGACCGATGCCCATGAACTGGCCGAAGGGATTATGACCAACCGGCGCAAAGGCAGCCGGGACAACATTGTCCGCTGGACGACGCGACTGCGCGCAGCTTGGGAAGGGGCGAAGGCTTACCGGGCCAAGGTTTGGGCCAGTAAATCAACAGTCATTCCGATTCGTCCCGATCGACGCTACATCATCGTGGCCAGCCATGGAGGGGCTTTGCGCAAAACTAGCCTGGACACGGCCTGGCAACGGTTTATCACCTCAGCCATCGAAGACGGCACCATAACGGCAGAGCAACGATTCGGCCTACACGACCTTAAACGGAGGGGTATTACTGACACCGCAGGTACGAGAGCGGACAAACAGGAAGCCAGCGGTCACCGCGATGGAGCGATGATGGACGTCTACGACCTCAGCATACCGCTGGTCAATGCTTCTGACATGAATTGACTTGAGAGCGGGAAGCTCAGACACGCGAAATTATGACCCTATCTAATCGACGCAGCTCTCGAAGATAGCGCGCTGCGCATCATATTGAATAGGTTGGGAATTACTTAAGCGATATCGGCAATTGCGCTTGTGAAAGCATGCACCTGCGAACGGGACAGACATTTCAAAATACCAAAATGATTGATTTGCGCAATCAGTGCGGGGCGGGCGGTAGGATCACCCGTAATAAACCGTAGGCAAAGCACATCCAGAATGAGCCGAGCCAACTCTGGGTTTTCGCACGCGGAGACATCAAAGGCTTTATCAATCGCAGCAGATAAATTAGCCACAGCGGGGTTGCCACAGCGCAACAGACGCAAAGTCTCTTCATGCTTGGGGGTAATAGGAAGAGGCACCTTATTTCTTTCCTGACTTATGTTTCGCGTCGAGCCACTTGGCGCGTCCATATTAGACCAGCCCCGCGATTTCTGGTATCCCGAAAGCACCAAAAGGCCACCATTCACGCACCTACGACAATATTCTCGATCATGGCTCTCAGTGCTCCGTACTGAATACCTTGGCGCATGATCAAGCGAGCTTCCGGATCTGTTCGGTAAACTTAATGACCTGTTGGGGCGACAGACAGTTCAGGTCACCGAAGGTCTCCAAGTGCTCGATCATCGCATCGTGACTGCCCGGTTCACCGGCGACCATACGGCGGCAGGTCTTTTCCAGAATGAGCCTGGCCAGTTCGGGGCTGTCGGTGCGTGAAGCGTCAAACGCCAAGGTGATCGACATAGCCAGCTCGCCCAATTCAGGCAGGGCACGTTGCAGGGCCCTCAATGCGTTCAATTGGCGGGCAGTAATGGGTAACGACACAATTACCTCCTGGCGCTGCGTGATGCTCCAAATCATGAGCGTCGTTAATGGTAGTCCAGGCAGCGGGGTGTGGCGTCCAACAGACGCAAAAAAGCCCGCCAGAGCGGGCCTTTCTGTGGGGGGCGATTAAACATAGGGCGCGTTACTCGAAGATAACTGGACCGAAGTCTCTGGCTTAGCAGATTGACTACTGCGACGACAAGGGTTGTTCTATTTCTTTCAGCAACTCATCGCGGGTCCAGATCAAAATCTCGGGTTTGCCCTTTTCGATAACACTTGCGAGATGGAGTGTGTTCCCAGCATTGAGGTATTGATGTACCTGACGCAGCATCGCGGTATTGTTGGGAAAGTCTTCCAAAACGATCTGGGCATGTGGCTCGCCGTCTCGTAACCACGGCTCGCCGGTTACATACACCAGCTGAACAGGAAAGTCCTCTAGGCGCTGCTTGGTCTCCCGCTTTATCTTCATCCATAAATATTCTACGTAAGAGGGAATCCCGAGCTGATCGCGTTCCCATTTCTGAACGGTAAAGCGGCTGACGCCAAATCGGGCGCCTGCAGCTTCTTGAGTAAGGTTTAGCTCTTTTCGCCAAGCGCGGAACTCAGATCCCAACAT